TCCATCGTAAAATCATCAGGACCATAACGAGTAGGGCCTTGGGTTAGAATATCATCAATTAGAGCCGGATCATAGATTTCTGGATGAAGCTTCATCTCTAGAAGCTGCGTCTTAGTCTTTTTTAGAATATGATAGACGAACGGGGCATTATAAAGATTAGGGTATCTTGGGTCGATACCCCAGAGATTGAGAGGTACTGGTTCTGGGTGAGGACCATCTCTTTTCACCAAGTCTGTAAATTTAGTCTGGTCTGCCTGCGTGAGAAAGTTTGAGCCGTATTTCGCAATCGTCTCAGAACCCTCAGCAGAAGCCCCCGGAATAAACACGGGGGCTTTCTCTACGAGATACTCATACGGAATCTTAACGATACCTGTTCCATATCTAATTGTAGAGGAGAACATTGTTTCTTCTACTCTATAAAGGTCAAGTTCTGAAGACTCAAAAGCTTGCTTCTCTAGAAAACGCTCTAATTGTTCACGCTGATCGTCTGCTTCGCCTTTGTTATAGTCACCGTAGATTTCTGCGACCCACAAAGGAGAGTTGGCCCAAATTGCCATTACTCTGGATAGAAGCTCGTCACAATGAGTCCCTGCTACTTGTATAACTAGGTTTGCTGCGCCCGGCCACGGAAAAGTAGCCTCCTCCTCCGCAGGAGTTCCGCGATAAATCTTTACCCATTTAGGTAAAAGATCCTCGCGGAGTCCCCTGACTTGGAGTTTAATATGTTCCACGTTATCTTTGATATACTTATGCAACAGAGGCATCTCTGTATCACCAAAGTTAACTTGGAAGATTTGAGGATAGGCCACTTTATTCTACCTTGTTTCCTACTGGAACAGTAACTGTAGAAACTGTCTTTGGAGTAGTTTTATCCAGGACCGGAACTGAGGCCGGAATAGCAGTTGAAAGCTCATTCGCTGGAACTGGAACTGGCTCTGGAGGATTAATAGTCTCTTCAACCCAAGCAAGAATCTTAGACTGAAGTCCAGGAACATCCATCAATTCATGACCAAAGATAGATGGAAGCTTGATAATACTAATAGTAAGAATATCAGTTCCATCATACTCATAAATTGCCGAGGCGCCGTGATCTTGAATCGTACCGCTAGTAGCACTTAGATTTGTGCCTCCAAACTGCTTCCTAGCTGCCGCTTCAAGAAGTTCCATTTTAGTCACGGTAACGCCGTCAAGCTTTACGATACCAAGAGGTGTGGTAGTTGCCATTTTAATCTCCTTTTAGATTGCTGCTGAAACTGTGGGAACTGCTTGAGTAACTGGAATAGGAGTGCTCGAAGCTGGTGCTGGAATAGCGTTCAATGCTGCAATAACGGCGTTAACCCAAGTTTCGATTGTAGCTTGAGTTGGTGTTCCAGTATGGCCCGATGCGGTCCAATATGCATTGAAATCATTTTCAATAGCGGCCATAACAAGAGCAAGTTTCTGTGCCCCAGTTCCAGACTGTGCTCCTGCTACGATCGAATCCTCTTCGGCCTTTGCTGCTGCATTTACAGTCAAATTATATAAACCTGAGATTCCTGGAAACGCAATCGCCACAGCAGGCTCTAAAGCTTCGGCTACGTCTGTAGCATCTACAAGAACTGTCTTAAGATCTTTAGTAAAGAAAGTCTTAAGTGCTGTCCCAACTTCACTGAGAATTGTTTTAAAACTTGCCATCTTTATCTCCCTTATTTCGTCGTCGTTAAAGTTTCTACTTTTGAACTCGCTGTTGGCGTCTGCTCTGTCGTTGTTGACAGCATTACTTGTGTAGGGCGGCGACTTATATTGCCTAAGTTTGCTCCTATAAATTGAAAAGTATTATGCAGCCACACTAGAGGCCAAGAGGCGTTTGGAGGAATAGGAGGCATGGAATCCATGATGCCTGAAAAGACCCAGAACATAATAAGAAGATTTTCTTTACTATCAAAGAATGTCTTTACTGTTCCCATCTTCTTCCTTCTCCCCGCCTAAAACTTCATATAATTTTGCCGCAGTTTCAGGAATGCCCTCTAGTAGTCCTTCTTCAATCCTAGGAACTACCTTCTTTATAAGTCTCTCCTCATCCATCGGTGCAAACTTAGCTCCCTGCGCTGGAGGAGTATAATATGTAAATTGTGGCCTAGAATCTTCCATCTTATTCCTTTAATGCCTGATAAAATTTATAATAATACCACCAATCATAGCTAAAATAGCTCCTACTAAATACCATTTTAGCTTTTTGATCTCGCTTATCGTTGTTTCGATCAAAGCTAACCTCGTTATAACTGAAGGATTATCTATATCTTGTCCTTCATATATATCCACTCTTAACTTAGCTACTATCCTATGTAATTCTCTTTCAGTATAAATCTTACCATCATCATCCTCTTCTCTAGAGGCTGGTTTTTTAACCATCTCATCTAAACCTCACACTAGGCAGACATACGCATTGCTTTTCTGAATCTTGTCTGTTGGGCTATGACGAGATTCTCTAATTCTTCATCGTCTACGTCATCAAATTTCCAAACTTGAGGGCCATAGCCGAGAGTATCTAGGATATCGACTAGGCCATTCTTGTTGCCGTAGGCTTCTAGTTCTTCTACAACTTTTGAACAATCACGGCTGTCTAGCCAGAGTTCTTCGCGCTCAACTATTGGGATGACGCTATCAATACGTTCAATTTTTGCGTTTGCAGTTGTGCTAGATTTGAGGTCCGCAAACCTGATATGAGCAAGTTCAGGTTTTGCTTTTCTATTCGCTTGTATATAATATTCAAGATGAAATTTGAGATACTTTTGAGCTGCCACCGTTTCAATATGAATTGTGTTAATTTTAAATGCAGTCGCAAGCTCAAAGATAGTTTCGACGAAGGTATTAGTATCCACTGCTTCAGCCCATGTACGGAGCAAGTATATCCTGCGGGGTTTTTGAGATATTCCGGTGATGGTAATCGCATGACGGCATCTGCCTTTCTGTCCGCTATGATTAGGATCAATAATCATATAGCGCTGAAGATTACGGGGAAACACATCCTCCATCGCAGGTTCCATAGTCTTCTCGTCTATATGATGGACCATTTTTACACGGTAGCCGCGACCTTGGTCATCTACGCGCTGGTCGTTGCGTGCGACTGCGATGTAGTCTCTGTCATAGTGGAAGTAACGGAGTCTAGAAGTGTCAAACTTACATTTCTCAGGATTTATCGGGAGATTGAGGAATTGACAAGAGTAGAGATAGGTTCCAAGTCTCGCACGCCACCGGCTGAGTTTAGCAATATTAAAAGCTTCTGGAAAGATAGGAATACCGTGTGGATGCTGGTCGCAGCAGCCACCGAGAAATATTTTTCGTTGTCGCGGAGATGCGAATTGAGATCATTGTAGCTCCATCTATTTCCAACTACGATTTCATCATTATCCCTACCCGCATTATCAGCATCCGCGTCAAAGGCTCCTACTAAAAGTTTATGATACTCAATCGTATCATTCATCACTAATTCTGACTTAAGAGCATCCTTCCCTACAAGATCATCTTGGATAATGATATTATAGTGACGACTTTGAAGGGCTGCTCCGACTCCAATAAAATCAAACGTTCCCTCGCCGTGACCACTACCTGCTCTAGTTCTCTTTTGCTGTAGCGACTCATTCGTCCAGATGCAAGAAGCATCCGGTATGACTTCCGCGAAGAGATATCTGAAAAGATCACCATTTTCATAATGGTTTCTTACTCGTATTCCTAGCTTGGCGGCGTTTTTAATTGTCTCTGATACAACTAGAATTCTTGAATCTTGATTATGCGCTCTCCGCATCCACTCAACATACATCGTACCATCTTGACCAAGCTGGTCATAAATCTTAAGGATTAAATCTTCGTCTTTATTTGAAAAAGGAAGGGACCGCCAAATAGGAAAGCACTCACTGTAGATTGTAGATTTATAGTGATCACGAGGAATCTCAATGACTTCTTTGAGTCCATCTTTCATCACCGCTTGACACATCTGATAATGAAGATTATGCTTGAAGATTGGATTCGTCTGAAGCTTATTCTTCTTCAGGACTCGCAGTGAGAAATAAAAAAGAGAGGCGAATGAATTCAGCCTCTCTGCGCTTTTCTTGGATTCTTGTGTAGAGCAGTCGTTAATGTTAATTAGACGCCAGCTATTTATAACCGAACGTGGTACCTGAGTCGCTCCGAGTTCATCTATCTCGTAATCGATCTGTTTCTTAACCGAGTCTACTACTTCTTGCTCGTGCAAATCAGGTGTCGAGAGGCCCATTCTTAACTTTCGTCTACTTGTGAAGGCAAATAAGGAAGAGAAGCTAGAAACTTTACGGCAGTAGTATGTTGAGAACCATTAGAACAGTATTTTATCTGATCTTCAACAGCAGTTCTAGAACTTTCTATAAGTCTTAAAAATTGACGAGCTAAGAGACAGATATCACCATCTGGATCAATATAAGGTTTATCAAGAACTTTATCTGCTAAGATAACTGCCTGCTCTAGTTCTGTCATTGTATCTCTTTCGTCTGCGGTTCCATCTCAGCGAGTTCTACAAGCTTCATTCCTTCTTGAATCGTCTTCTCTGCATCTTTAGAGAGTCCAGAATTCGTAAAAGAATCCATCATAGCTTCTGTTTCTTCTGGATTATTCTTCTGAAGAGCTGCGAGAAGATCAGTTACAATAAGGGTATTCTCTTCAAACTCAAACTTATCTTTTACTTTAATT